AAAGAATAGGATCAGGTAGAAAATCTAAAGCAGACGAGATAGATTTAATAGAGAAACTAACTCCATTAGAAGATGCTGCATATCAAGCATTAAAAGCAGGTGTAGAATCCGGAGACTTTAAATATGTTCAGATGTTTTATAACTATTATGCAGGAAAACCTACTGAGACTAAAAATATTAGTATAAACGAAGACACACCACTGTTTATTGACTAATGAGAGTCAAAAAGACTATAGCATTTGATAAATTATCAGTATTAAATAATAGAGTTAAGATAGTTAGAGGTGGAACCTCAGCTGGAAAGACTATTTGTATTTTATCTATTTTAATAGACAAAGCTATTAGGAATCCAGGTTTAGAGGTTAGTGTAGTATCAGAGTCCATCCCTCATTTACGTAGGGGTGCTCTAAAAGACTTTCTAAATATTCTTAAAGGTCTTAACAGGTATAGCGAAGAAAAGTACAATAGGAGCATTTTAAAATATACTTTTAGTAATGATAGTTATATTGAATTTTTCAGTACAGACCAACCTGATAAGTTAAGAGGTTCTAGAAGAACTGATTTATTTATTAATGAATGTAATAATGTTAACTTTGAAGCATATCAGCAACTATCAATTCGTACTTCAGGAGATATATGGTTAGATTATAACCCTACTAATTTGTTCTGGGTAGATAAAGAGTTAGTTAATACTGAAGATACTAATTTTATTACATTAACATATAAAGACAATGAACAACTACCTGAGTCTATAGTTAAAGAAATAGAGAAAGCAGAAATAAAAGCAAAGAAAAGTACATATTGGGCTAATTGGTGGAGAGTGTATGGGTTAGGTGAGATAGGTATATTAGAAGGAGCATGTATATCAGATTGGAAGAAAATTGAAGTAATACCACCACACGCTAGGTTATTATGTCATGGTTTGGACTTTGGTTATTCAGTAGATGAAGCATCAGTGATAGCTTTATATAAATTAGATGATGGATATATATTTGACGAAGTACTATATAGAAAAGGTATGCTAAACTCACATATAAGTCAATACCTAAAGAATAATCAAATATTAGGAAGTATTTGGGCAGACTCTGCAGAGCCTAAATCAATAGCAGAATTAAACACATACGGACATCAAGTGTTTCCAGTTAAAAAAGGAAGAGATAGTATAGTGTATGGAATTAATTTAATTAATCAAAATAAAATATACATCACTCAGAGATCTAAGAATCTAATAAAGGAATTACAAGGCTACGTTTGGATGAAAGACAAACAAGGTAATACACTACAAAAACCTAACCCTATGTCTGGAGATCACAGTATAGATGCAGCTAGATATGCTTTAACCTCTCAACTACAAGATCCTAATAAAGGCGAATACCATATTTGGTAATATGTTAAAATTTTGTTAAAATGATAATTGTTTACATTGGTTGTTAATAAATGTAGTATATTAGCTTTAACATTAAAACAATACAGATGCTGATAACCCGTAGTAACATAAAAACACTAAAACCGATATCAATCATGGATTATTATCCTAGTGAGGAATTTAGTAAGTCTAATGTGAATGGGCAGCATCTTTTTAAAAACAAACAAATGAAAAACAAAGAAATGATTAAATGGGCTTTTATTATCTACTTTGTAGTATTTAGTTTTTTAGGAATTATAGGAACATTAACTTATTATTTACCATAATGAAAACAATATACAAAGCAACACAACAAGATATTAATATGCCTGTAGATAAAAAACTACAGAGGATAATACTTAAAAACTTCTTTTGGGGTTTAGGTATCTGGACTGTAACAATGATTTTTACAATTAATTTTTTATTTTATGTCATTAGAGGATATTAAAAAGGAATTAGATAACATAGAGTGTAAAATATTTAGGAACCAAGATCTTTCCACGAATGAGTTAATTAAAATATGTTTACCATTAAGTAAATCAATAAATCAACTTGAAAAAAAAATTAAAAGTAAAGAAAAGTCTAAATCTGAAAACCAAAAAACAATACGAGAAGGAGATGATGATTTTCAAATGGTGTATTAAAAACGATATTAGAGTATATCCAAAACCTAATAGACCTGGAAGATTTCCAAAAGTGTTAATTGTTTTAGAGTATAAAGGACAAATTAAAGTAGGTGTTAAAGAATACTTTCAAAACTCTACTGAGTATCACCAAAAAGTATTAGAGATTTATGAGTGGGCTTATGATAATGCAAATGAAGCTATTAAAAGACAATTAAAAGTCAAGAGAGATAATAATCCTTAGACTTCTTTTTTCGTTAATTAGTTTTTATGTTTGGAATTAGGGAATCAGAAACGGTTCCCTTTTTCTATATACTTATATTATATTATATTATACAAATAATATATATTATTATTGTATATATATGAAAGTAAAGATAGAGGTTCCTGATTCACTTAGAGATGTTAGTTTAGGTCAATACCAAAAGTATCATAAAATTAATACTGAAGAAAACCAAAATTCTAATTTTTTATTACATAAGACTGTAGAGATTTTCTGCAACCTAAATTTACAAAATGTAATTAAAGTAGAATTTAACAGTGTTATGAAGGTTGTTAAAATAATAAATAAGTTATTTGAGCAAGAATCAAAGTTAGTTCCTACGTTTACTATGGATAACGTTTCATACGGTTTTATTCCTGATTTAGATAAAATTACATTAGGAGAATATATTGACTTAGATACAACAATTAGCGATTGGAGCAAGATGGATAAAGCAATGTCAATATTATATAGACCGATAAAGGACGTATATAAAGAAACATATATAGTAGAGGACTATAAAGGAACTACAGGTTATGAAAAATTTAAAAAGATGCCACTAGACATAGTTATGGGAAGCATACTTTTTTTTTACAATTTAAACAACGAGTTAGTGAAAACTATCCTGAAATCTTTGAACAAGGAAGCGACGAGGAATTCAACGTATCAGCAGAGAGAGGATTTACTAGGAAGTGGGGATGGTTTAACTCGATATATAGCTTGGGTGGAGGAGATGCAACCAAAATTGAATCTGTTACAGAATTAAATGTACATTCTGCATTTTTTTATTTAGCTTATCAAAAAGATAAACTAGAAATAGAAAAAAGAATACTTAAAAATAAAACACGATGATAGGATTTTATGAACTAACAAAAAAAATAAAAGAAGCTCTGGAAGCAGAACCATTCGTGAATAATGTCTCGTATGGTAGTTTCGATAATGTTGATCTAAACAAACAGACTTTATTTCCATTATCACATATCATGGTTAATCAATGTAGTATTAATTCTAAAGTTCTAACATTTAATATATCTGTGATGTGTATGGACATAGTAGATATAAGCAAAGAAAAAACAACAGACTTATTTAGAGGTAATGATAATGAGCAAGATGTACTAAATACACAATTAGGAGTGTTAGAAAGATTAATATCCCTACTTCAAAGAGGAGATCTATATTCCGATAAATATCAAGTTACCACGGATGTAGCATGTGAGCCATTTGTAGATAGATTCGAAAACAAATTAGCAGGTTGGGTAGCAACATTTGATATACAAATACAAAATGATATGACAATATGTTAACTAAGAATACAGAACAAGCATTAGAAGCATTTAAAGATTATGTTATTAGTCAATCAAGAGCAAACTTAACTAGAAAGAATAAGAATGTATCAGGTAACCTGTACAACTCTCTGAAAGGTATAGTAAAAAATATGCCTAACTCTATGAGTTTAAAGTTTGAGATGGAAGATTACGGTAAGTTCCAAGATCAAGGAGTTAAAGGAGCAAAAAGCACATACCCTGAATCAACTAATAGTCCATTTAAGTTTGGTACAGGAACAGGAAAAGAAGGTGGACTATCAGGAGGAATTAAGAAATGGGTTAAGGATAGGAGATTTCAATTTAAAGATAAAAAAGGAAAGTTTTTAAGCTATGAATCTACAGCATTTATAATATCAAGATCGATATGGAACAAAGGTATTAAAGCAAGTTTGTTTTTTACTAAACCTTTTGAAAAAGCATTTAGAGATCTACCTAAAGATTTAACAAAAGCTTATGGGTTGGATGTAGAAGAATTTTTAGAATTTACACAAAAAAAATAGAACATGGCAAATATATTACTAAGATCACCGTATTACGTTTATAAAACAAGAGCAGGAGCCTCATCAGCAAAATTAGAATTAGACATTGAAGGTACATTAAGATACACAATAATAAAAAACACCCCAACAGAGACAGTTACTTTTGAGATAGCTGATTTAGTTAGAGACTATTTAGATATCACATACACTGGTACTTATCAAAATCAAAAGGTTGTTGTCGCAGGTGAAATAAAATATTATGATGGAGTTAATGCTACAGGGAGTTTAATAGGTAACCCAGATACATTTACACATAATGCCTTTGATGGATATTGGGATTATTGGAATGATTCATCGACTAAAGATTATTGTTCTACGGGAGATTGTATGATGCAAGATAATACTACCGTGTACGTACCAGAAGGTCAAGGGGGATTCATACCTGTGTTAGCTGCTGGATCTATTATATATAATTCATTTACATCTTCAACTACATCTATAGCGGTAGGTAACCCAGCGGTAACGGTAACTATATCTAGAACACAATGTTCATATTATAATCCTATAAAAATTACTTTTGTAAATAAATATGGAGCATTACAAGATATATATTTTGATGCTAAAAGCACAGAGATATTAAATACAACACAAGAATCATACAAAAGTAGTAACATATCTACACAAGGAACATATTCAAAAACATCTCATCAGTATAAGACGTTAAGTAAATTAGGTAGAGAAGTAATGACATTAAATACAGGTTTTATAGATGAAGGAATGAATGAATCAATGAAGCAATTAATGTTATCAGAACAAGTATGGATGACTATGCAATCACAAGTGCATCCAGTAAATATAACAAGCCCATCCTTGCAGATGAAAACAAAAGTAAATGATAAATTAATTAATTATACAATTCAAGTAGAACATGCTCACGAACATATAGACAATGTTAGGTAATGAAGAACATACTACAACTATATATAGAAGGAAATAGAATAGACTTATTTGACGATGAATCAGTTAACATTATTCAATCGATTCAGAATGTTAAAGATATATCTAAAATATTTGTTGCATTTTCTAGAACCTTTAATGTTCCTGCATCAAAAGTAAATAACAAAGTATTTAAACACTATTATAATTATTCTATAGTTGATGGCTTTGACGCTAGACTTAAAAAAGATTCCCTATTAGAATTAAACTCTAGACCTTTTAAAACAGGAAAGATAAAGTTAAATGGAGTAGATTTGAAAGAAGGAGTACCTAATAACTATAGAATAACCTTTTTTGGTGACACAATAGATTTAAATGATTTATTAGGAGATGACAATTTAAGTTCTTTAGAGTTATCTGACTTTGATACAACTTATAATGCTTCAACTGTTAAGGATAGACTAAAGGGTGTTGGAACAAGTATTACATATTCACATCCTGATAGAACAACAGACGTAGTTTATCCAGCAGGTATTATTGCACCATTAATCTCACACACAACCAGATTATATTATCAAGACGCTGATTCAACAGATTATCCAGACTCAAATGGTGGTAATCTATATCCTAAATCTACTTCTCACCAAGGAGTTTATTATGGTGAATTAAAGTACGCTATAAAAATAGATGCTATAATAAAAGCAATAGAAGATAAATATGGCTTAACATTTAGTACGGATTTTTTTAATACTACTAACACACCTTATTATAATCTTTATTTATGGATGAATAGAAAAAAAGGTGAGGTATTTGAAGATACACAAGTAGAAAAAAGAATTAGTAATTTTTTAATAGACTACAACCAAGAATTACCTATTGTAACAAGTTATGGAGATAGGATAACAGTAGCTAACGCAACAAGTCAAGTTCAATTTTCAGTTACCATACAAGCTAACGCAGCTTTTACTGGGACTATATATATTAAAGAGAACGGGATAACAAGAGATGATTTAAGTATAAACGTAACTAATTCTACTCAAGGAACAATTACCGGTTATATGTCTAATGGTACCTATGAGGTTTGGGTTAAATCAGCAGAATCATCAATAACATTTAACACTAATTCACAATGGGACTTAGATGCTTTACAATATCCAGATGGATCAGCCACCTATCAAATGCAATCAGGAGGTTATGTGTTTAATAATACAAGAACTTTTATAATATCTGAACAAATGCCAGAAATGAAAGTTATAGACTTTTTAACTGGTATATTTAATGCGTTTAATCTTACAGCATACACTGATAATAATACAATCATAGTTAAAACATTAAATGATTATTATGAAGATTCAACTACAGTATGGGATATTACAAGTTATTTAGATACCAGTGAATCAAGTGTCAATAAAGCATTACCATATAAGGAGATAGAATTTAAATATTCAGGACTTGATACAAAACTAGCTAAACAACATGAGCAAATAAGTAATATATCTTGGGGAACAGAAGAGTATTCAGGTGATGATTATTACGACTCAAGTTCAGAAACATATACTATTGAAATTCCTTTCGAACACATGAAGTATGAGAGGCTAACAGGATCTGATATACAGGTTGGTTGGTTTGTAGATGATAATAATGAACCTTACTTCGGAAATCCACTTTTGTTTTATGCTTATAAACAAACAACATCAACAACAATAAGATTTTTAGAAACAGAAAATGTAGGGACCTATGACGACATAACAGATTACTATATACCATCTAATAGTGTGGATATAGATCCAACAGAAACAGAGGTAAATATAAATTTTAAGAACGAATTAAATGAATACACTAATACTAATGAGTTTGAAAATACATTGTTTAAGGTATATTATCAAGATTATATAACAAAAGTATTCAAGGAAAATAGAAGACTAACCATTGTATATGCTTATCTACCTATAAAAATATTACAGGAATTTATATTAGCAGACATAATAGCAATATTTGATCGCAATTACAATATTAACCAGATTGAAACAGATTTCACTACTGGAAGATCTAGAATAGAATTACTAAATGAAATTACATCCTCAATTGGAGGATCTACACCAGTAGAACCAACTACAACTGATCCAAATGAATGTTTAGAGTGTTCAGCAGACTCAACATTATGTACAGTAGATAAATTAACTCCTACTGCAGATAAAACTTGTGACATTGGTAGGTCTGTTACTATTGCTGGATTAACTACAGCAGAACAAAATACAGATATTGATCTTGAAGCAACACCAAATAATTTTATTGGAACTCCATCTTATTTGTGGTCCGGTGGTGATGCAGCAGGAAAAACAACTTCAAGTATCACCGTTAACGAGTCATCAACAGGAAATGTAACTTATACTTGTGATGTAACAGATGATAGTGATAGTGCTGTGTTTTCAGATTCACATATAGTTTTATGGACACCTAAGTTCTATACAATAACATTATCAATAACTAATCAAATACAGGGTCCTCCAGCAGGTTACAATATAACAGGAAATCAGACTGGAGATACTCAAGTATTAATAGAAGGATCTACGTACTCTTTTAATACAAACGTAAGCGCAAATGCAGGTTATACTTTTTCAACACTACCCGTAATATCAAACGCAACAGGTACAGTAGCAACAAGTAACCAAACAGTATATACAATTTTGACTGGTTCAATTCAATTATCACAATCCTATATAACAATATACGGACCAACTCAACAAACTATAAATTCTGATGCGCATTTAACCACTGTAGCAACAGGAATTACTCCAACAGCATATCAATGGTCTAGGTCTACAGATGGAGGATCAACTTATACTAATGTTAGTGGAGAGACTAATTCTCAATTTGATGCAAATGAATCTTCTGCAGGAACATATTGGTATAAAATTACAGCATCAGATTCAACAGATACAGTTGAAGATGTACATGAGGTTATATTTACAACTAGTTCGCTAATAACGTTAACATTAAACGTTGACACATCAAACATATCAGCTTCTGGCTATAGTCCTGTAGCTAATGGATTTACATTAGGAGGAAATCAAACCGGTGATACGTTAACCCAAAACTCTGGTACTGTGTTTTTGTTTAATACAACTATATCTTTAAATGCTGGATTTGAATGGGTAGGTAGTCCTACTAGTGTTAATAATGCTGGAGGAACATATACCACTAGCCAAACTGTAGACACTACTTTTACTACAGCAACAATTCAATTAATAGTTTATAATTATTATGTAGTTACAGGATGTGCTGGAGAGTCAGTAGCAGGAGATACAAAATATGTAAGAACGAGAGATACGTTCACAGTAGGGACAAGCGCAACAGGTAGTTATGTTACAATAGATAATCAATGTTGGTATACTTCATCCACAGCATTTGAAACAGATTGGGCAACTAACAATGGTATAACTATAGGAAATAAAGAAGGAACTGGATGTGCAACTTGTACAAACGTAACAACAACCGATCCTTGTCTAAATACTAAATCTTTATTTTATCTTAGATATTCTACTCAAAACGATGTTTGTGAAAATGAGCAATCAAAAGGGTATTATTATGTAGATGGTGCAAGTGTATCTCAATCATTAACTAATTTTTGTAATAGGACAAACATATATACTTATAATGATTGTACTGTTAATGCTCCAGCAGGTTATTACTCTTTAGATAGTGACAACACTGAAAGAAGATATTGGAACGGATCCAGTTTTAGCACTTGTGTAACATGTATTGATGCTAATGGATTATTCTATTTAGGTCAAGGTTGGAATCCAGCAAATCAATATTGTGATTGGTCTGGAAGAGTATTTGGGTATTATTATTTTGACAACAATGCTACATTAATTACAGCAACTAGTAACGATCACATGTATACTTCAGCAACTAATGTAGGAACACCAAATAGAGCTCTCGAAGGATTTTATACAGATGGAACAAATTATAGATATTACGAACCACCATCATTACAGGTTTGGGATCCATACGGGACATGTCCTCCAACTCCAACAACAAGTCCATGTAATACCATACCAACTAAACCAACTTTAACTAATTGGATGCAGTATGTAGATTGTGCTACGGGATTAGAACAAACATTAGTTGTTGGTCATAATGCTTCGACTGGTTTTCCTGCAGTTATACAAGTTAATACAAGTGGAGAATGTTTTAAAAATCCTACAGTAGTATCAGGAGCTCAGTCGGATGGATGGATAAATGGTCAAACTTGTGTTAGTAATACACCAGTAGATGATTATAATCATTACAACGATTGTACGTCTTGTACAGGTACTACGACAACATTACCACCTGCGACAACTACTGTTAGACCTGATAATGTGTTTGTAATGGAGAGACAGTCTGATGGGTTTAGCACATACGTTCAGTTAGATCAAACTCACCAAGTTGGAGACACCAATTTAACCATTTCAACAGGAGCAGGAGATTGTTACGATATACAAGGAGTTGCATCAGTGCCAACACCAACTAACTATGGTACTATAACAGGAACTTGTACAACAACAACAACTACTACTACCACAACTACTATAGCTTGTGGATCTCAACTATTATATAAATCTTCAGTAGACGCTTTAACAGCATGTTGTAATACCACTGTAGCAAAATTAGTTTATATGGATTCAAATAGTATAACTACAGCCACAGCAATATACACAAGTGATACTTGTGGAACATTATTAGGAACAACAACTTTCTTTACAGATGACTTTAGTAATTATTACCAATGGAATGCAACAACAAACTCATTAACAGGACCTACAACTTGTCCATCATGCCCATAATATGAAATATATATCAGCTCAACCAGAATCAAAATACTATGAATGGCAAGTAGATACCATGATAAATTCATATATTAAAAATGGAGTAAGTGAGTTAGATATAATAATATTGTTAGGTGATAATGGAGAATATAAATTTGATAAATTAAGATCTAAATATAAGGAAGTTAGCTTTATAAGTTACCCACATAAAACAGAATCTTATGCACCTGCTATTAAACCTTATTTAATGAGTAGATATTTTAGTAGTTGTGCGTGTACGCATGGAGAACAATATTATTATGCAGATGCAGATACAATTTTATTAAATCCTTTACCTAAATTCCCTAAAGACACAGTTTTTATGTCAAACACTAGAGGTTATATTGGTGTTAAATATATAGAATCTAAAGGTAAAGACATTTTAGATATTATGTGTAATGCAGCAAAGATAGATAAAAATATAGTAAAAGATAGAGATTTAGAAGCTGGAGGAGCTCAATTCATATTTTCAGGAACAGATGGCAAATTCTGGAGAGATGTATACGTTAACTCTAATGCATTATTTAGAGAGATGAGAAAGTATAATAACGAACACAAAGACAATTACACTGACAGTTATCCTATTCAAGCTTGGACTGCAGAGATGTGGGCAACTTTATGGCAATTTTGGAAAAAGGCATATAAAACAGAAATAACTCATCTTTTAGATTTTGTTTGGTCTACAGATCCAATCTCATCATTAGAGGGTAAAAATATTCTACACAATGCAGGAGTTACTACACAAGAAGGAATGTTTAGAAAATCTCAGTGGATGAGAGAATATCCACCAAAAGATCTCAATGTAACAAAAACCCATTGTAATTATTATTATTATAAGCAAGTATTAGAAGCAACATGTTAGGAAAAACTTTAGAATTATTAAGATTAGCAAAAGAAGAAGGAGTAAGAGGTGAGTATATAGATATAGCTCTCGGTAAAAACAAAATGCCTACTAGTTTAAAAGAAGTAATGATGAAATTTAAAAACAAAGAATAATGGCTCAAGAAATAGATATTGATATTAACGTAAAAACCAAAGGAGCTCAAAAGAATATTCAGAAGTTTGGTGTAGGTCTTGAAGGTATACAATCAGGAGCTAAAGCCGCAGGAAAGGCTATGTTCTCATTAAACAAAATATTTAAAGCTAATGTTGCTATAAAAGCATTCAATGCTGTGTTGGATATTCTTAAAGATACATTTATGTCTAATCAGAAAGTTGTAGACACATTTGCTACAGCTACTACAAGTTTACAAATAGTATTTAACGACTTATTTAAGTTTGTAGAAAATAATGTAGGTGTTATAACTGGTTTCTTTAAAGGAATATTTGAAGATCCAGTTGGTGCTATCGTAGATTTTGGAAATGCAATAAAAGATAACGTAATAGAAAGATTTAATAGTTGGATTGAAACTTTAGGTTTAGTAGGAAGTGCTATAGCTAAAGTATTTAAAGGAGATTTTGCAGGAGCATTAGAGGATGCAAAAAGCGCAGGTAAAGAACTTGTAGATGTATATACTGGAGTAGACGGATCTTTTGATAAAATAGCAGAAGCGTTACCAGAATTAATTAAGAAAACAAAAGAATATGCTGGAGAAGTTATTAATGAGGCTAAAAGTGTTACTAAATTAAATAAGCAAAGAGATAAAAGCATTGTACAAAACAATATTATTAAAGAGCAAAAAGATAGAGAAGCAGAATCATTAAGACAAATAAGAGATGAGGAAAGAAATACTATAAAAGAAAGAATACAAGCTAATAACGATCTTGCTTTAGTTTTAGAAGAGCAAGCGAAATTAATGTTAGCAAATAACCAATTAGTAATTGAAGCTGCCCAAGCACAAGTTGATTTAAATGCTAATCAAGAAAACGAAATAGCTTTACTAGAAGCAAAAGCAGAAAAAGCAGCAATATTAGCACAAATAGAAGGATTTAGATCTGAACAAAAAGCAAATGATTTTGCTTTAGATAAAGAAAGATTAGAGTTAGAACAAACAACCGCACAAGGTGCAATTGAAACTCAAAACATAATAAAGAAAGGACAAGCAGAGTTAATAGATAACGAAGTATTAAGGTTACAAAAGCAAAAACAAATTGCTGTAGAAGAAGAAAAAATAACAAAAGATTTACTTGAAAGTAAAAAAGCAAGTTATAAAGAAGGAACACAAGCCTTTATTGATGCAACTAATGAATTAAATAATTTTAATGCAGAAAGTGCTAATACACAAAAGAAACTAGATAAAGATATAGCAGATGCAAAGGTTTCAGCTATTACAGGAGCGTTAGGATCATTAGCTAGTTTAGTTGGTGAGAATAGTAGATTTGGAAAAGCAATAGCTATAACACAAGCAATAATAGACACTTATGCTGGTGCTACTAAAGCTTTTGGTCAAGGTGGAGTATTTGGATTCGTTGGAGCAGCATCAGTCCTTGCTGCAGGTTTTGCTAATATTAAAAAAATAACATCTACTAAAGAACCACCGTTACCAAGTTTTGCTAATGGAAGTTCAGGAGGTTCAATATCTACTCCAGCAGCAGTTACATCTAGCCCACCAAGTATAAATGTTGTAGGTGCATCAGCAGAAAGTCAATTAGCACAAACAATCGCAGGATCACAAACAAGACCAGTAAAAGCATACGTTGTAAGTACTGAGGTAAGTACTCAACAAGCATTAGACAGACAAACAGCAAACCAAGCAACATTAGGAAGAGCAAAAAGAGCTAGAGCAAATGTTCAAGGTGGTTTATAGAAATTAAAACAAAAAATCAAAAAAAATATTAATATATTATGGATATTATAGAACTTTTTATCGACGAAAATGACGAAGTATCAGGTATTGATGCAATTAGTATAGTAGAGAATCCTGCTATTGAAGAAGATTTTGTTTATTTAAAAAATCAAGAATTTAAATTAGCAGAAAAAGATTCAGAAAAAAAAATATTGTTAGGCCCAGCCTTAATTCCAAATAAACCAATATATAGAAAGAGTGGTGATAAAGAATATTATATATATTTTTCTAGAAACACTGTAAGAAAAGCAAGTGAACTATTTTTAAAGAGATTTAAGCAGAATAGATCTACACTTGAACATGAATTGCCATTAGAAGGATTAACGGTTGTTGAATCATGGATAGTAGAAGGAGAGAAAGATAAAACTAGAATATACGACATGGATGTTCCTATAGGTACTTGGATGGTTTCTATGAAAGTTGATAATGATGATGTTTGGGAAGATTTTATCAAATCAGGTAAAGTTAAAGGATTTTCAATAGAAGGTTATTTTGCTGATAAATTAGAAAGACCTAATGAGACTAATAAACTTTCAGTTTGTGATTGTGAAAATAAATTAGACTCATGTGATTGTGAAAGGCAAGCAGAAAATAAATTAAGTAAATTAAAAGATATTTTAAAGCAACAGTATGACTAGAAGAAGATATAATGTCCCTCATAAAGACCAAAGAGCTTGTTTGTGTAGAGATAGCGATACATATTCTATAGAGTGTTGTGACGATCAAGACTATATGAGACAGGGTATTGGAAACATTACCGGAACAGATAGTGAATAGTAGTAAAAAAACTATATTTTAAAAATATAACAAACGGAAATTAATTTAATTATAATAGTATGAAAGCGACAGAAATGTTAAATAAAGTGAAGAATCTTTTAGGTGTTGAAGCTAGTGAAGAAATCAAGGAACAAGAAACTCAGTTAGAGTCTCAAGAAATCCAAGAAGAAACATTAGCAGAAGATACTACAAAAGAAACATCTTCAAAGAAAGTTGAGCTAGAAACAGCTGAACTGGAAAATGGTACAATTGTCGAAGCAGACTCTTTTGAATCAGGTAACGAAGTGTTTATTGTTACTGATGATGAGAGAGTAGCTCTACCAGTTGGAGAATACATTCTCGTTAACGGTGATACTTTAATTGTTAAGGAAGAAGGTATAATTGAGAGTGTAGGTACTACAGAAGAATCTCCTGAAGAGGAAGTTCAAGCTGAGGAAGAAAAAGAAGTATCAAACTATGCTACCAAAGAAGAACTTGCAGAAGTAAAAAAAGCTGTAGACGAAATCGTTTCAATGATCGAGGAACTAAGCTATGGTAAAAAAGAAGAAATGACTTCTGAAGAAATAGATCAAAAAGAAAATTTATCTGAAGTTGAAAAAGTTAAACACAATCCAGAAAGTGAAGAAAAAACTCAATTAAAAATTCCTTCATCAAACGGAACTATGAATACTTTAGATAGAGTAATGCAAACAATATCAAATTTTAACTAAAAATAAACAAAAATGGCAGATAGTACAACATCGATAACTTCTACTTATGCAGGAGAATTTGCAGGCAAATATGTCTCTGCAGCTCTTTTAAGTGGAAATACATTAGCTAATAACTTAATAACAATTAAGCCAAATGTAAAATATAAAGAAGTAATGAAAAAAGTTGCTTCTACAAGTATTGTTAAAAACGGAGCATGTGACTTTACAGGACAAGCAGACGTATTAACTTTAACTGAAAGAATATTAACACCAGAAGAATTCCAAGTGAACTTAGAGCTTTGTAAAAAAGACTACGTATCAGACTGGGAAGCAATTCAAATGGGATATTCAACAATTAATGAAAATATGCCTCCTGCATTCTCTGATTTCTTATTAGGACATGTATCGGCTAAAGTTGCTCAAAAAATTGAAAATAATATTTGGACAGGAACTGATGCAACAGACGGAGAGTTTGCTGGATTCATTACTACTTTAGGTGCTGACGCAGACGTTAATGACGTTACAGGTACAGCATCAACTGCAGCAAACATTATAACGGAGCTTGGTAAGATAGCTGATGCTATCCCAACTGCAGCATATAGTTCTGAAGATATGACTATTTATCTACCAGCTAATATGTACAGAAACTACGTTAGAGCACTAGGAGGCTTTGGAGCATCTGGTTTAGGAGCTGCAGGGACAAATAATCAAGGTACTCAATGGTACTCAAAAGGAGCAGGTCTTCAATTTGATGGTATTCCAGTTGTATTAGCACAAGGTTTATCAAGCAATGACGCCGTAGCAGCTGAAAAATCAAACCTATTCTTTGGAACTGGTTTAATGTCAGACTACAACGAGGTAAAAGTATTAGACATGGCTGATCTAGATGGTTCTCAAAATGTAAGAATCGTAATGAGATTTACTGCTGGTATTCAGCACGCTATCGGATCTGACATTGTATTATACGCAACAGCGTAATTAAAGATTGTATAACATAAGAAAGGGTAGGTAGCTAAACTGCCTACCTTTTTTTTTAAAATAAAAATAATATGGCTTGTGATTTAACACTAGGAAGAAAAGAACCTTGTAAAGACGTAGTTGGAGGTATAAAAAAAGTATATTTTACTGATTTTGGTGATTTTGGAACTGTAACAGATTCAAATGAAGAAATTACTGATATGAGTGGAACTTTTACTGCCTTTGAATATGATTTAAAAGGGAATTCATCTTTCGAAACAACAGTAAATAGCTCAAGAGAAAATGGAACAACATTTTTTGAGCAAACACTAAACATAACATTAAAAAAATTATCTAAAGAGGATAACAAAGAATTAAAGCTGTTAGCTTATGGGAGACCACATATAGCAGTAGAAGATTATAATAGTAATGTTATGGTGATGGGATTAGAAAATGGAGCAGACGTAAGTGGAGGAACAATAGTAACAGGAGCAGCAATGGGAGACCTTTCAGGGTACACATTAACGTTCACTGCACAGGAAACTTCACCAGCTAAATTTTTAAATAGTCCTACAGCAGCAGATCCATACGCAGGTATGGCGTCAGCTACAGTAACAGTAACTGAAGGAACTAACTCTTAATAATTCCTTAATTTTAATAAAGAAGGCACTAATTGGTGCCTTTTTTTATGCTTAATAATTAACAAAAAAACATTTATTTTATTGTATTAGTATGATAATATTACAAAGCTCAACAAGTTCTCAAACAATTAACTTTATACCAAGAGAATATACAACGGCTGAAACTGACATTTATAACATATCAATTATAAATGAAACAACAAACAAATCAGTATATGATGAAGACACAAACGCTTTTACTTTGCTAGATTATTATTATACATACTCTGCAGCGTTTACAAGAGTGGTAAATTCAGCAACGGTATCCAGTTTTGATGAAGATACTTTTTACGTTTTAACAATTAAAAAAAGTGGAAGTATTATTTATAAAGATAAAATATTTTGTACTAATCAAACCACATCAGATTATACTGTTAATTATAATCAGTACGACGAGCAAGAAACAACCAACGAATTTATAGTATTATAATATGGATAATTTACACATAGTCACGTTAGCAGAATATAACAGACCTAAAATAAAAGAACAAAACAATAGAGATTGGGTGAGTTATGGGGACAATAACGATTATTATTCTTATTTGATTAAACTCTTTATAAATTCAGCTACTAATAATGCTATTATTCAAGGAGTATCACAAATGATTTATGGAAAAGGAATAGATGCGTTAGATAGCTCATCTAAACCTAACGAATATGCTGCAATGAGATCTATATTTAATGATAATGATTTAAGAAACGTAATTTTAGATTTAAAATTGTTAGGAGAAGGAAGTTTCCAAGTATTATACCAAGATAAAAAAGTAGTAAAAGCAGAACATTTTCCAAGACAAACATTAAGAGCAGAAAAATGTAATGATGATGGAGAGATCGAAGCATACTATTATTTTCATGATTGGACTAAGATAAAACCAAGTAGCAAACCAAAGAGAATATCAGCTTTTGGTTTTGGTAACGGGAAAGAACCAGAGATTAAAATAGTAAAAAGATACGTAAGTGGATATGATTATTATTGTCCAGTAGATTATCAAGGAGCATTAGCTTATGCGGAATTAGAATCCGAAATATCTGATTATTTAATTAATGATGTTCAAAATGGATTTTCAGGAACTAAAGTTGTTAATTTTAATAATGGAGTACCTGATAGAGAAAAACAATTGCAAGTTAAAGGCGATGTGATGAACAAGTTAACAGGTGCAAGAGGAGAAAAAGTAATTATAGCGTTTAACAATAATGCAGAGAGCAAAACAACAATAGATGACGTTCCTTTAACAGATGCACCAGCTCATTATCAGTATTTATCCAATGAGTGCTCTAATAAGCTAATTATAGGCCACAGAATAACGTCTCCATTACTTTTAGGTATAAGAACAGAGAATAATGGATTAGGTTCAAATGCAGAGGAAATCAAGACCGCATCTTTGTTATTCGATAATGTAACTATAAAGCCTTACCAAGATCTAATAACTGAGTGCATGAAAATGATTCTGAGTGTAAATGATATTAGTTTAAAGTTGTATTTTAAAACCCTTCAACCTCTTTCTTTTATTGAAACTGATAACGCAGTAACAGATGAAGCAAGAGAAGAAGAAACAGGAATAAAATTATCAGAAGAGCTATATAATGATGTTCCAAAAGAACATATTAATGAATTATTAGAAAAAGGTGAAAATGAAGAAGATTTAATTAAAGATGGTTGGGAGTTAGTAGATTCAAGACCTGTAGAATATGAACAAGAAGAAGGTTTGGACAAAATGGTAGGATTAGCGAGTACAGGTACTGCTAGACCAAACGCGAAATCAAAACAAGATGGCGAAAATGAAGAAGGATTTAGATTTAGAGTAAGATACCAATATTCACCATTAAAAACTACTAAAAGAAAAATTAAAGATAAAACAGTAGACGTTACAAGAGATTTTTGTGACAAAATGATCACTGCAAAAAAACTTTATAGAAAAGAAGACATACAACAAATGTCTAACAAACCTGTTAACGCGGGATTTGGAGTAAAGTCATCAGCAACATACGATATTTGGTTCTATAAAGGTGGAGCTAATTGCCATCATTTTTGGATGCGAAAAACATTTATGAGTAAAAAAGAAGGTTCAAATCCGGATGTTAAGAATCCAAACGCAGATATCTCGGTTAACAAGGCAAAAAAAGAAGGATTCAAACCAGAAAAAAATAATATAAAGGTGGCAAAGAGACCTATTGATATGCCAAATAACGGATATAAAAACCCTAGATAAAAATGGCACAAGCATTATTAATTAGTAGAAAAGACATAGTAAAATTCACGGCAATGAACGGTAATGTTGATACTGATAAATTTATTCAATTTATTAAAATAGCACAAGACATTCATATACAAAATTATCTAGGTACAGATCTATTAGATAAAATAGAAGCTGATATAATTGCAAGCAGTTTAACTGGAGATTATTTAACATTAGTTACTGACTACGTTAAACCAATGCTAATTCACTGGGCTATGGTTGAATATTTGCCATTCGCAGCATACACACTCGCAAACAAAGGTGTATATAAACATTCAAGCGAGAATGCTGTAAATGTAGACAAAGTGGAGATTGACTTTCTGATAGAAAAAGAAAGAAATCTAGCTCAGTACTATACTGATAGATTTATCAGCTATATGAGTTACAATAGTAGCTCCTTTACAGAGTATAATAGTAATTCTAATAGTGATGTGTATCCTGATAAAGATGCAAGTTTTGAGGGATGGGTATTATAAAGAAAAAATACAAACCTAAATCATATAATATAGCTAGACTAAAATCTTATATATTTGATAAGGTAAAGAATAACAAAAAATTAAAAAACTTATTGTAATAATATGAGTTTCGGTTCAATATATGACGTATCTTGGTGGGGATTAACAAATGAATCAAATGGTTGGGGTAATATATACCCTTTTGATGCAGATGGATCTAATTTTAGAGCAGATACAACATTAGTATTGGCAGACACAACAAATTATACAGGAGATCAAACAATATTTTAAAAAATGGCAAAACAAACAATTAATATAGGAACAACAGCAAATGATGGAACTGGTGATCCAATAAGATCCGCATTTGACAAATCAAATGACAACACCAACGAAATATATTCACTTTTTGGTGATGGCACAACACTTGCAGTAAGTGGAGACGCAACTGTTTCGGCAGGAGCTTTAACAATAGCAGCAGATGCAGTAGTAACTGCTAAAATATTAGATTCAAATGTAACTACAGCTAAACTAGCAGATGATTCTGTAAGTTTTGAAAAAGTAGACGCAGAGTTTACAACAAGTAGTGCGTTAAGTGCAGGTGCAACAGTTGCAGTAGATTTTGACGCAGCACAAGTATTTACGCTAACACCTAACGCTAATACAACATTTAACATAACAAACCCTAAAATAGGAGTTACTAAAACACTAATAGTAACAGGAGCAGGAAGTACATATACAGCAGATACTTGGACAGTAGGAGGAGGAGCTGGTACATTTAACAGAATAGCAGGAACTTATGATGATACAAGTTCAACTAAAAACTTTTATCAAATAACGTGTGTAAGTGCTACAGAATTTTGGTATAGTATTAGTCAAATAGCAAGTTAAAATATTAAATTAATATAGTATGTTTGGACAAGGTATAAATTTTGGAACTTTAGCAGCAGCACAAGTAGTAGCAGATTTTCTTGCAATAGCAGGAGGAGCAGGTGGTGGTGTCGGTGGTGGAGGTGCTGGTGGGTATAGAACATCTGCAGGAACATCAGGTGGAGGTGGAAGTGCTGAATCAAAAATTACATTAGTAGATGCAACAACTTATACATTTACTCTAGGTGCAGGTGGAACAGGAGTAGCAAATGGTAGTGGAGTAAAAAGTGGCAATGGTGTTGATTCATCTATTGCAGCAACTGGAATTACAACAATTACATCTGTTGGAGGAGGTGGTGCAGGAACTGGAGGTGCAATAGGAAGTTATAATAGTGGTGCAGATGGAGGTTCAAGTGCTGGTGCTGGAACTGCTAATCAAGGTTTTGCAGGAAGTAATGCAGAACAAGGAGGTGGTGCTGGTGGAGGTGCAGGTTCAGTAGGTGCAACTCCAAGTGCTTATTCAGGAGGTAACGGAGGTTCAGGTGTATCTTCTACTATAACAGGTTCTGCAGTATCAAGAGCAGGTGGTGGTGGAGGTTTAGGTTATGGTGCAGGAAGTGCAGGAACTGCAAGTAACGGAGGAGGAGCTGGAGGATATGGTTTCCCATCTACAGGAACAAGTGGAACAGCTAATACAGGTGGTGGAGCAGGTGGAGGTTCAACTACAGGCTCAAATGGTGGTTCAGGATTAATCATATTTAGATTACCAACTTCTGCTTATACAACAGGATATACAACAGGTTCGCCAACAGTTACAACAGATGGCACAGATTCAATATTAAAATATACAGGTTCAGGAACTTATAATCACGGACTGACAGCAGTAAATATGGACTTTTTAGTAATTGCTGGAGGAGGAGCAGGTGGAAACGCTTTAGGTGACGGTTCTGGAGGTATTGGTGGTGGAGGAGCAGGTGCAGGAGGATTGAGAACGTCTTATGGTTCTACATCTGGAGGTGGAGCAAGTGCAGAAGATAATATTATATTTTCATCAGGCACTTTTACAATCACAGTCGGTGCTGGAGGAGCGTCAGGTGTAGGAAATTCAACAGATAGTTCTATTGCCGCTACAGGTTTAACTACGATTACATCTTTAAAAGGTGGTTATGGTGGTTCGCGTGCAGGAAATGTTCTTGGACAAGGTGGAAATGGTACTGTTGGTTCAGCAGGGGCAACTGCTACTGATTCAGGAGGAGCTACTCCAGTTGGTACAACAGGACAAGGATATGCATCTGGAGCACCAGTTACTTCAGGGACAACAAGGTCAAGTTCAGGAGGTGGAGGTGCCGGTGGAGCTGGTGTTTCAGCAGGTTGGGATGGTCCTGGTGAAAACGGAGGTACTGGTGGTTTAGGATTATCAGTATCAATAACAGGTTCTTCTGTTGGTTATGCTGGCGGAGGTGGCGGTGGAGCTGGAAATACAAGTAGTGGTGTACCTGGAGGTGTAGGAACATCAGGAGGTGGTTCTGGAGGTTCTACTCACGGAAATAATGGTGGAAACGGAACAGCTAACACAGGCGGTGGAGCAGGAGGTGCTGGAGGTGGTTCATCTTACGGAAGTTCTGGAGCAGGAGGTTCAGGTGTGGTTATATTAAGATTACCGACAGCAGATTATTCAGGAAGTACAACAGGAAGTCCTACAGTAACAACATCAGGTAGTGATACAATAATGAAATTTACAGGTAGTGGTACATACGTACATAGTTAAAATTAAAATAAAATAAAATGGCACATTTTGCAGAAATAAACGATAATAACATAGTAACAAAAGTAATTGTTGTACATAACAACGAAATAACAGTTGATGGTCAAGAATTAGAATTTAAAGGTATAGATTTTTGTGAGGGATTATTTGGTCACAGGAATTGGGTTCAAACATCTTATAATGGAAATATAAGACATAATTTTGCAGGTCAAGGTTATACTTGGGATAGTGCTAATGATGCTTTTTATGCACCACAACCTTATGCAAGTTGGTCATTAAATGAAGATTATAAATGGGAAGCACCTGTACCTTATCCTGAAGATGCATCAGAAGATAAAGTATATGCTTGGGATGAAGAAAACCAAGAGTGGAAAATAGTTGAACTTACAATAGAATAATGTTATGGTATATTTAGATTTCAAACCCACATTAATTGGAATAGCAGTTTATATAATATCTATGACACAATTGAATGAAGTATTACAAGCATTATTAATAGTAGCAACGTTGGTTTATACAGTAATTAAGATCATACAACTTTTAGATAAATTCGATAAAAAATAAATTATGGTAAGAATATTAAGATACATAGCCATTAAATTAGAAAAATTTAATATTGCAGTCGCTAAAGGCTGGAATAGATGGCTTGGTAAAATAAAAATGTAATTTATGTCTAATGAAATCATATTTTAGATATAGTGAATTTGACTCGCCTGACTTTCCTGATAGTGGTTATAATATGGATCCAACCTTTTTACGCATGCTCAACTATGCACGTCAAATTGCAGGGATACCATTCAGGATTAATTCAGGATTCAGAACTACAGAACATAATGCAAAAGTGGGAGGATCGGAGAATTCATCACATTTACATGGATTCGCTGCCGATATACATGCAACATCCAGTACAGCAAGATACGAAATACTATCAGCACTTATCAAAGCTGGATTCTATAGGATAGGAATAGCAAACACATTTATACATGTAGATGCAGATCCTAATAAAATACAAAAAGTAATATGGACATATGATTAAGATATTAAAAGCTTTATTAGGATTAAGAGGTAATGGTGGGTCTGGTTTAGGACTAGAAATAAGAGAACTTATAAAGGGAAAAGAAATAGACCCACAGAAGTTAATTGAACTGCAAGGAGAAATCAACAAAGTAGAAGCTCAGCACAGAACAATCTTTGTAGCTGGTTGGAGACCTTTTATTGGATGGGTTTGTGGTGTAGCTTTAGCATACAACTTTGTATTAAGAGATTTACTAATATGGTTTATTGGACCTGAACAGGTACCTCCAGCATTACAGATGGAACATTTAATGACAGTATTAATAGGTATGTTAGGGCTAGGAGGAATGAGGACTTTTGAGAAACTAAAAGACAAAAGTAATTAACACACTGAGTGGCTAGAAATATTATATCTATATATAACTTTAAACCAAAGAAAAAAAGACCAGGGGTACACTCTAAGAATGCTAGTCGAGGTCAAACGGGTTATAAGAATAAGTATAGAGGTCAAGGACGTTAATTATATTGTAAATAACTTTGTTTAGTCGTTTATTTACTTTATCAAAAAAAGTGAGTAAATTTGGTGGGTAGTGGTATTATAAAAAATTATATATAATTAATTATAATGTAAAATGGAAGAAGTAATAAAAATTGCAAATAATATATATGATAGTAATATTACTATAAAATATAAAATAGACGACTTATTAAGGTTAGACGCGATACAATATACAAACCTCGGTAGAGAAAGTACGAAAGAAGAAAAACGAATCGTAAAAGAAAATAGTAAACACATATATAAGATCATTCAAGAGTTATCACCCGAAGTAGGTGACCAGTTAATAAAAGCTTTAGATGGCTAAAAAACTATCAAGAAAAAAATTAGTAAATAAATTAGACAGTGTATTTAGTTTATACGTTAGGCAAAGAGATTCCGACTCTAACGGTTATTGTAAATGTATTACGTGTGGAGAATCAAGTCATTGGAAAAAAATTCAAGCTGGCCATTTTATAAGCAGGAAACATTATGCAACTAGATGGGATGAAGAAAATGTTTATGCACAATGCATAGCGTGTAATGTGTTTAGATATGGTGAACAATATAAATATTCTTTATCTCTTGGTCAAAAACTGTCAAAAAGATTATTGAGTAAGTCAAGGGAAATTGTTAAATTTACTAATTATGAATTAGAAGACATGATAGAAAAGTATAAAAAGAAATTAAAATCTTTCGAAGGCTCTTAACTTCGATTGTTCTTTGTTTTTTTGAAAAGGAGGGATATTAATTTATCCCTTTTTTTTTATTTACATTTTTTTTATGTAATTTAGACTTATGATAGTACAACATTATATAGAATTAGTTCAAAAGCAACAAAAAGAAATTGAACAGTTAAGAACAACATTATTTGAAGTAATGATGATAGATAAGCTATCTAAAGTTAAAAAACAAATAATTATAGATAAATTTTTTACAAATGACACAGAACAATAATAACCCGAATAGAATTAATACAACACAAGATTCTATTAGTAAACAAGGAGCTGTAGATAGAGCTACCGAAATAGCACTTAATCCTATATGGAGAAATGCTACCGATGACGAGAAAACACGAATACTAGGAGATATAAGTCTTATAGGAAAGTACCTTTATTTCGAGAAGAACCTGTTACCAACAACAGATGATTATAAAACACTTTATAATCTAACAGATAAAAAAGAAAAATAAATAATATGAAAAATTAAATAATATGATACAAACCGGTGAAATTATAAACATACTTAATTCAGAAACCGTAGGGCAAGCACCTAAAACAATGACTATAAAAAAAATTATAGTAAAAACAAAAGGTGAATACCCTCAATCTGTTGCTATTGAATTTATGAATAAAAACATAGATAAATTAGCACAGTTTAAAATTGGAGATATAGTTGACGTAAATGTCGATTTAAGATCAAGAGAGTATAACAATAAATGGTACTCAAATATTATTGGATATGGAATACAAAGTGGTGCAGAAGCAGTACAAAGTTCGGATCAATTACCTGATTCTAATGACCTTCCTTTCTAAATGATATTAGATCCTTATATACTTTATAATAGACTATTAGATATAAAACATGGTCGTATAAAAGAAGGATTAAAAATAGATGTTCCAGAGATAGACGAATATTTAAGGTATAAACAAGGAAATTTTAACTTGTTGATTGGTCATGCAAATGTTGGTAAAACTACAGTTGTACTTTATTTATTCGTTCTTTGGGCTCTTAAACATAAGCTCAAGTTTTTAATTTGGTCTTCAGAAAATACTCCACAAGCTATACAAAGAAAAATTATAGAATTCAAAATGCAAAAGCCTTTAACTCGTGCAAATGACGAGGAAATAAAAACAGCTTTAGCTTGGTCAACATTACATTTTAAAATTATAGACGTTGAGGAACTTTACACATATACACAATTACTAGGAGAAGCAAAAGAAATTAAAGATGCGTGGGATTATGATGCAATACTAATAGATCCATACAACTCTTTAATAAAAGACAAAAAACTATATAAAGAGGTAGGAGGTCATGAATATGATTATCAAGTAGCTTCTGAATTTAGATTGTTTGCTAAAAAAAATAACATTACTGTTTTTTTAAATGCTCATGGAGTAACAGAAGCAATTAGAAGAACCCACATAAAAGGACATAACTACGAAGGATTATCAATGCCACTTAATATGGCAAGCGTTGAAGGAGGAGGAAAATGGGGAAATAGATGTGATGATCTGATTTGCATACACAGATACACTTCACATCCTACAGATTGGATTTACTCAATGATTAGTGTTTTAAAAATAAAAGAAATGGAGACAGGTGGAAGATGTACACCATTTGATAATCCAATAAAATTAAAGATGGAAAAAAACAACATAGGCTTTACGTTTATGGATAAAGATTTAATGAAAAAAAATAAAATAATAGAGTTTTGATACTACAAGCATTACTAATTACAGCATTACTCACATTAATTATAGGACAATTAAAAAACGCAGATATTTATATTGCGTTAATAAAAGGTTTTATGATTGGAGCACTTTTTCACAAAGAACAATATGATGACGGGTTTGATGAATACACCATACAGGTGTTAATTGGAATTGTTAATTTGACTGTGAAATGGGAAAGAGCGCACAATGGTTAGCGTTAGTAGCTAAACAACATCAAGAGTGGATTAAAGTCGTAAACGGGTTTGGTGAATATGATTACGCAGAGGATATAGTTCAGCAAAGTTATTTAATATTATATAAATATGCTAAACCAGAAAAGGTTATTGAAAACGGATACATAAGACGTGGTTACATGTACTTTACTTTACGAAGTACATACTATGCTTATTATAATCAAAAACGTAAAATTAGTAAAGTGTCTATAGACGATGGTTTCCTTCAATTAGAAGACAAAACAGATTTAAAAGAACAAGAAGCATACAACAAAATATGTATGAAAATTGATGAAGAAATTAATAACTGGCATTGGTATGATAGAAAATTGTTTATATTGTATAGAAACACGGATATGAGTATCAGAAAAATTGCAGCAGAGACAAAAATAAGTTGGGTAAGTATATTTAATACGTTAAAAAATGCAAAAAATATAATTAAAGATAAATTACAAGAAGATTACGAAGATTATAAAAATGAAGATTATGACAAAATATAGTAAATTTAAAGCTAATTTTCAATATCAACAGAAACAAGCAAATAAAGGATTTGGTGATACAATTGAAAAAATAACTAAAGCAACAGGAATAAAAAAGGTAGTAGACAAAGTGTCAGAAGCTATGGATGTTGATTGTGGATGTGATAAGAGAAAGAAGAAGTTAAATGATCTTTTCCCTTATAAGATGCCTGAGCTACTAACAGAAGATGAATTTGAATTTTTAGAATTTACATTTAATAATGAAAAAAATAAAATCAAAGATCCTGATAGAATACTAAAAATTTATAATAGAGTATTTAAAGAAAAAAAACAAATGACAAATTGTAGCCCCTGTTTTGTTGGATCAATTTACAATAAATTAAAAGCAATATACAATGAGTACAAATAAGTTAAGATTAATAGAGGAAATAGAGTATAATACAAACTTTAATAAAATAGGAGAAAAAATATTAGAGTGGTCTAATGACTCAGAAAATAAAGACCTTAAAATGTGTCGTGATTGTTTAGCACGAATAGGTGTTTATGTAGCAAAGTTAGAAACGGATCGTAGAAATTTTGATAAAGCATTAGAAGAATATCAATTAAGAATACATAAGCTCCAAAATCACGTATTTGACATGAAAAAACAAATCTCTGAACTTAAAAATAAAAGTACTAATATGGAAAAAGAAATACTAGATAGCTTTAGTGAATCGTTAAAAAAAGAGAATAATAATTAACAAGTTATTGAATTTTTTTGTAATTTAGTTAAAAATAGAA